GCTGATATCACCCACCATGAAAAAGCATTTCTTCTCACTCTGCCAATTCACGTCGGTGACACGTTCAAAAAAATCCTCTTTGAACAGTACCCGTCCAGGCACTTATTCCCCCGTGAACGATCCCGTTGGAAACAATGGCTCGGTGCCAGGTTCATCAAGCTGTTTTACATAACGCCAAACAAACTCCGGATCATCGTGACTACGGTTCTCGAAATGCACGGCGTTGAGCCGCTGCACCCAGAGCCGTGATGTCTTGTCGATTGTACCACCGTCATGATGATACATGAAGCCGGTAACCGCTTCGACTTCCTTTTGATCCCAAGCGGGATAATCAGTGTAGTGAGTGTTGCCTTCGGCCTTGAAAAATGGCGGGCTAGGCTTGTAGAGATTGTTGACCACCAGGCTGGAGGTGTATTGTCGCAGCACATCGCGCATGACATTGACAGTGCGGATGAGCGACGGCAGATCGGTAGCTGCCGGAATGCTTGGCACCGTCACTGGTCTGGGCTGACCCCCACTACCGCGAAACAACGAGCGATAATATGGCAGCTGGCTATCGCTGACTGGACAAACGGGTGCAGTCATCCCTCTAACTCCCGCATGGTCTTGTTTCCACTCACGACCAACTCGCCTTCGCCCTTGTCACCATAGGTCCAAGTCAGATAGGACTTCCAACTGCGATCGTACCACACCATCCGTTCAATCCGTTCCATGATGATGTAAGACGCTCTATCCTCTACGCCGTCCTTGTCCTTGCCAAAATATTTGTACCGCTTCTTCACTCGCTTGTCCGTCTGCTCGACCCAGCGGGCGGTCTTGTTTTTGTTCTTGTCCTTGGATGGAGAAACGCCGCTTGTCCTTGGATTAAAAACATTGTTCCTGACTTGATTATTGGTGATCGATGTCATGATCGAACGCGCAATGTTGGCTACCAGAATCGCCGTATTCAAATCATTCTGTGGCACCCGTGGAATAGCTGGACGGGTAAAGATCTGCCGATTGAACAGATGCGCCTGCCTGGGACCAAGCGAAGAGTCCGTACTGATTGGACAGGTCGGTGCGACATCGCTGAAATAGATCGGCATGGCTATCCTGGCATCCGTAGACCGGAGCCTTCTCCCTCATAATTGAGCCGGTAGTCGGTATTCTGATTGTAGAAGTAGACGGTCTTGAGACATTTGATCTCGATGTGCTGATCGTTGTCTGCCGGATTGATCGCCTTCTGCGTGATGTAATCGCGTCCCTCCAGCACCCAGTCAGCCGGCCCGTAGTCCTGGCCGAACTTCTCGCCCTTCAAGATCACGCCACCGCCACCTGGCGGATGAATATTGTTCACCACCGGTTCGGCACGGTTGATCATGGTGATGATGCTGTTCATGATATTGAGCGCCCTGATTGCCGACGCCAGATCGTGCGCGCGCGGGATTTTGTTGACCAAGTCCTGCAGATGTCCTGGTCGCGACCAGGGATCGCCACGCTGAAACACTCGTGCGCCAGGGATCGGCTGGCCATAAGCGATCGGACAAGAAGGAGCGTCAGTCATTTTACAACTCGCAATCGTGGTTCGAAATCCCCCAGCTCCACCATATGGCGTGGAATTGGCCGAGTATGGAATTCACAAAACACGACCCCCTCAGGAATTACTCGACTAAACGGTACGTAAAACCGAAAGCCGATCGTCTCGTCGATATCCTGCTCGAGCATTCCGCGGTGGACCTCGTAACGTAGCTCAGACAGCAGCTTCTCGATCCGCTCCCGGCGAAAATTGGTGGTGTCAGTCATTTGAAACACTCCAATAGCCACTGCGCCAACGATAAGTAACCCTAGTAAAATCAGGAGGATTTATCGGCTCCTCAAAAAACGTAAGCGCACACAACTTCGGCCTTAATGCCACATCAAATACCGGATAACCCCAAGCCAGATTCTTCCCCAACCACGGCCCATCGATGCAAGCTCCTCGGAAAACATCAGACAAGAGCGAGCTCCTTCACTGACGTGGCGACTTGCATATTGGACACAGTCACCCGGCCTTCAATCTCGAACTGCCACTGTTCACCTTTTGTCCCGGAGAAGATCCTCAGCAGTTCGCCGGTGGTACGGATCTCGCGCGTAGTCCACAGCTGACCATCCACATAAACCCGCACGATGCCGTACTGATTGTCTTCCAGAACCAGCTGCGGGAACGTGACATCCCGTGCCACCTGTGCCGGCGTGGTATCCGGCACCGAGAAGAACAACCGCATGGCTTCGAAATTGCGCCGTGCCATCTGCTGATAGGTCTTCGATCGCCAGATATAAGGCACGATGATCGGATGCTGGTCAGTGAAATCATAATAATAAATGCCTTCATTCTGCACCAGCAGACAGATGCCGGTCCAGGCATCGAGCTCGACGTTGAAAATATCGACCTCGTTCGGCGAGCTCAGATTGTTGTAGCCAAGCCTGTGACCACCGGCCTGCGGCCAGATGGTGAAGGAGGTCTTGTCCTCACTCGAGAGCTCGACCGTGAACCCATCACGGATCGGACCGTCGACATCCTTGGCACCAAAGGCAAAGTAGGACGAGGTGTGCTTGACCGCTCGGATGCGATGCTGCGGCGCCAGCGCCTGCCACCGCTCTCGGCTGATCCAGCCTTCAGTGGTATTGAGACCAGCACCGGACTGCTGGACCTGGACGAGCCCGTTCTGACTGACATAGAACACCGCGGTGTCGGTCGGAACGATCGAACCACGATGCAGACACGGCTCCTGCAGATTGATCTTGGTCAACGCCATGGCAGCCGGATTGACGCCGTTGACCAGATAGGGCGTGCCCTGGGTGCAGACGATGATCGACTGACCTGCCACCCCGATCCCGACGATGGGAAACTCGGTGGTGATCACATAACCCGGTGGCCAAGCGTGCGGCCGGTAAGCTTCGCTGAACCAGATTTCGTTAGAGCGGAAGCCCACGGCAATGCCATTAGGGAACGCCAGGATCGCCTGCAGATCCTCCGGCGGACCGAACCAATACAGCGACACCAGCTGGGCGTTGAGCCCCACCACGTCGTCGCTGATGATGTCGACATAGACTCCCTGGGTCACAGGGATCTCGGCCACAAGAAAATACGACCCCATGCCGGCCTGGCTCGAGATGGTGCGGTAGATGCGCGTCAGAGTGATATTACGATCGGCCTGTTTCATCACCGGATTGCCATCGCCATCCAGGATCGGAAGACCATCAACATCCGTGGCCGGATAATCCGCACCCATGTTCTCCGGCATGGGCTGGAACAGAGTGATCGTCCAAGTCGCGTTCGACCAACCATTCACCACCACCGGATCGCTGGGCGGTCCTTCCTCGCCATAAGCTGTGACCCAGGTGTAGACATAGCCGCGAGCTTCGAATACCGACGCGCCCAGGAGATTGCCCCAGATCCGGAAGGTCGGCAGCATGCTGACGCCACCAGCGTTGATCGGATCAGGCGGCGAGTTGCTGTAGGTCGCAGGATATCCTGCGCTGCGCACTATGTTGTCGACATTTTCCAGGTAGTACGCATTGTCAGTGAAGACGCCAACCCAATACGTGGTGTTGGCAATGACCGAAATGGGGTTGGTTAGAACCGACGTCGCCGTCAATTGTGCCGGGTCAATAAGCGTCGACTCTCCAGCACCCAGCAACTCGAATGGCTTGCCATTGAGATCGCTGTAAATGACCCCCTTGAAGAACGTCGTGCCACCTAAAGTTGGATTGAATGAGACACTCTGAATGAGCATCGACCCTGATGGAACGATCGGTACGAACGTGATGTGGTGGCCGGGAACATACTGAAAGCCGGTGCTGGTCGCAGCATCGACCTCCTGAAATCCAATCGGCATGGTGTCGCCACCGCCAGACACCACGACACCAGGCGCGCAGCCCGACGCCGGCACGCCCAGGATCCAGTCGTGCTCGTCGTTCATGATACGATCGTAGGTATTGTAGCGCGGCACCGTGCTGGGCGAGGCCCAGTAAAACCGGTTGAACTGATCCTGCACCACAGGTGAGTGCATGACCGTGGTGTCGGGATCCAGAAATTCCATCCATTTCGAATCGGCAGCGGTGATCGACGTGTCGTTGGTGACGTTGTTGGGTACACGATAGACAAACTGCGCCGCACTGTTGCGCAACAGGCGCAACAATTTGGGTTGCCGCCAGCCGGTGAGAGCTCCACTGAACAAATAACAATTGAGCGAATAGTCCGCCTGCCCGTCAGGGAGCAGGCGGCTGTCCCAAGCCGGCAATTGCCCGCCAAATTTGTCCAGCTTCAGCGCGCTCATTTAGGTTTGCTCGTTGGATATTGCTCATTCTGCGCCGGGTTGGGGTGATGCATCGTCTCCATCGACCCCTGGCGAGCACGTTCTGCTTCTTCCTGCTTGCGCCAGAGCTCACGATTGCGTTCGACCTCATGCTCTGCCCTGGCAACCGCCTCACGACCGGCTTGTTGTTCCATCTCAGTCCGCTTCTGCTGCTCCGGTGGTATGGGGATCGGCTGATCTTCGATCTTGGGCTCCATCTCCGCACGCAGCTTGCGGATCCGCTCCAATAGCATCTCGCGGGTCTCACCCTCCTTCACCAGGCCAGCCTGCTGGGTGAGCTCCTGATTCTCAGTCTCCCGGATTGTCTGCTCGCGTGCAGCCTGTTCGAGCTCCGACTCCCGCCGCGCTGCATCTGCTTGCGCCTGTTGCACCGCAGCTTCATCCTGCATCTTGGCACGCCGCTCTTCGTTATGCTCAATCGAGTCAAGCTTCTTGTTGGCCATAGTTTCCTCCTTAAGGTGCTATGACAGTAAATTTGACGGTGTCGTGTTTGATATTACCAAGATTGTCGGTCATTGTTAGTGTGACGGTTACGCGCTCGCCGATTACCCCGCCAGTGAGAGCGAACTCCACATCAGTGCCCAGGATCTTAGGGGTACCAACCGTACAAGTGGTAGAGTTCGACTGCATATCGATCTGTTCGATCGTTGCCGTGTTTGCCAGCCAACGGTCATATTGGACGGTAAACAGCTTGGTATCGCCTTGAGTGTGCTGCTTGCTGGCTATGCTCATGGTTTCCATCACTCTGATCATCCGCCACTCGGGCGGGACTACGATCGTCCGTTGCTCTGGAGCGATCTTCAGGATCCGATCTTCCTCTGGAACTATGAGTACGTCGTCGTTCATGCGAAGATCACATCCGCTCGTGCTTGCGTCAGGATGGCATCGGTCACCAGCGAAGTTTTCAACGTAGCCACTTTCTTCTTGTTCAAATTGATGGTCGGATCGCAGACCACCACGTCCCAGTTCTTGGCGTTACCACCGGTCTGCCGCCACGTCGTTGCAGTCGCCGCGCGATACTCCGCATTGGTAAATCGCCCGATGAAATCCGCGCTCGTAGGACTCGTTTTTGGATTGATTGGAATTGTCGCAATAACATTGTTGCCAGCGTCGATCTGCGGCTGGGTCGCACCCGCACCGGGCACCCAGGTCCAGGTCGCGCGATCATCGGCCTTACCAACGCTCGTGCTGGTGACGGGGCTCACTTCGGCGATGGCGTCGTACAATGTTCCAGCGTCCATCGCCTACATCCTCAACATCGCATTAAGCCCAGTGCGATCTAAACCTGTACCGCTGTATCCATTACCAACGCCGTTACACTGCTCCAACGCAGCGACAAAGTGAACACCAAGCAACACCGGAAGCGCTGCCACAACCGAGAGACCTCCTCCGTTTGCATCAACAGTTTGAGCGTTAGCACTCACCAGCGCGTTGCTGTCATAGCCAATACCAAAACGAAGTGAAATTCCCGCACTAGGTGGGTATCCCTGCGCCGTATACGTCGCAAAGATAGCCTCCTCGGGTTGACCGGCCACGTAGTTGACACGAAAGGTCGCACTGTTCCCCTCTGCAAACTGATAGACCGCGCCAGTATTAAAAGTCCATGAACCGGTATCAGTGCCAACGTAAGTCGCCACATCAACACGGTTGTAGGCGTTCCAGACATTGAAGCTCGCCATTCCACCGCCTGCTGCAACAGTGCCAAAAATCCAATCAATCTGCGACGATGCATTGCTGCGCACCGTACCGACATAAGTGCCTCTGCTTGCTGCAGGGCCATTGGTGATCGTCGCATTGTTTAACCAAATGCCGTTCTGTCTAACCAACGCCGTCCCAGCCGACCGTGTCGTGTCATTGGTCCAAGCAGGACCACGCGTAAGCCTCACCGTTCCGGCATCATTCCATACGAACAGATCGTAGCAGCTACTGGCAGCAACCGCCGCCGGACCAGCTTTACCAGTCGATGAAGCCGTGGTGACGTTGGATAATTCGGCAAATGCTGTCGACACCATGTTGGTGCCGTCATACAGCCCGATCTGATTGCCTACATGTGGAGTGTAAAATATCGTCGTCTTTGCCGACTGCGTCGTCGTCATCACAGACACTGCAGTCTGCAGCGTCAGCCGACCTTGCGGCGGCGAAACACCTCCAGCCGCCGATCCCGTTGCTCCCGTTGGCCCGGTCGCTCCTGCTCCACCAGCACTGCCTGCAGCGCCAGTCGGACCCGTTGCCGCCGCACCAGTAGATCCGGTTGGACCAAGTCCACCTGCAGTACCTTGCGATCCGGTATTGCCTGTCGGCCCGGTTGGCCCTGCTCCACCTGCACTCCCTGCCGTACCCTGCGAACCAGTATTTCCTGTCGGTCCAGTCGGACCTATCCCGCCTGCTCCACCAGCCGTACCTTGCGATCCAGTATTGCCTGTCGGCCCGGTTGCGCCTGCACTGCCAGGAGTGCCAGCCGTACCTTGTGAACCAGTGTTTCCCGTCGGACCTGTTGGCCCTACTCCACCTGCACTTCCTGCCGTACCTTGTGAGCCTGTGTTTCCTGTCGGTCCTGTTGCACCAACCCCTCCCGGCGTTCCAGCACCGCCTTGCGCACCAGTCGCACCAGTTGGTCCTGCAGAGCCCGCACCTCCTGCACTACCCTGTACGCCTGTTGCTCCAATCGAGCCAGTTGGTCCTGTAGCTCCCGCAGTTCCTGCTCCACCATCTGCTCCTGTTGGTCCTGTTGCCCCCGCTCCGGTCGGACCGGTTCCCAATGGCCCCGTGCTGCCTGTAGGACCACTACCGGCAAAGCCGGTCGGTCCGGTTGAACCCAGACTACCTGCGGATCCCGAAGCCCCTGTTGGCCCCGTCGACCCGGTCAAGCTCGCGGTGCCGGCCGGACCAGTCGTGCCCGAAGGTCCGGTTGTGCCAGTCGGTCCGGTCCCGCCGGCCAGGCCTGCTGTCCCCGACGAACCGGTTGGACCAATCCCACCACTTGGACCAGTTGGCCCCAGCACACCCTCGAGCCCGATCGGCCCGCTTGGTCCGGTCGCTCCAGTCGGTCCACCAGGATCTCCGGTTGGGCCAGTAGCACCGGTCGAGGTCGCGCTACCTTCCGGGCCAGTCCAACCGGTTGGTCCGGTGCCGCCCGTGGTGCCACCATACCCCGTTGGTCCAGTCCTGCCAGTGCTTCCGGCAATCACCACCGGAAACGCTCTGATCGGGGCTGCAGGCAAAATTGACATCTTATAGTTCCATTAACACGTAGCTGGTATTGCGCACACCGCCACCTGATCCCGCGGTTGTCTTGACCGAAAGATCGAACCAATATTCTCTGACACCAAGATCCGGCTGATCGGAAACAGGTATAAAATCGACCGTCACAAATCCCATGATCGTAAATCCAATGGTCATCCCTGGAGCTCCAATCTCCTGCGGCTGTCCAATTGCTAGTCCTTTTACCGGATCCCCTTTGTTTGGAATCTCGCTGTAATTGTGAAACGGAATCTGATCGTAGCGCGCTGTAACAATGACACTGCCGCTACCAGAATTTGTTGCCGTTCCAGTGACTATGACAAAATAGCGGCCCGAATATCCCGGCGTATAAACGGGAGAGCCGCCGATCATGCGTTCGACAGAATCGACACCCGTAATGAAGTCATTGTCTACCGGATCGTGCCAAAACTGGAGCCGTGAAGAAGGCTGCAGACCGAATGGTCCGGTCGCCCCGGTCGGTCCTGTTGCCGACACGCCCGGATTTCCAGTTGACCCAGTAGGTCCAGTTGCCGTTCCCGCAACACCAGGAGCTCCTGTCGGCCCGGTTACACCACGAGCTCCGGTCGCACCCATAGGTCCGGTCGCGCCAGTAATCGACACCTCACCTTCCGGCCCAGTTGGGCCAGTTGGTCCGCCAGCCGGACCAGTTGGACCACCCAACACCACCGTTGGCTGGGCCAAGATAACAGCGCGAATGGTTTTTTCTACCGTCACCTAGAACTCCAAGATCGCTAAACTGATATTCTTGATGGTACCGACACCACCAGACGTTTGCAGATCGAACCACCGCTCCTCACCCACCTCAAAACCTTGATCCTGGCCCAAGAACGGGCCAGATATCACTGTGAACGGAATGACCTTGTTGAGAGGAACTAAAATCTCCACACCAGTCCAACTCGATACATTCCCTGGCAAACCAAAACCTTGATCACCAGAATTTGGTGCAGGCGCACTACCAGAAGCTCCACCAATCCAAACCTTGTCACCAGTCGTTGGAGCCCAAGTCCCGGTGAACATCGTGAACAGCTGACCACTGTGTTGCGCGGTATAAAAGAACTTGCAGCCAACATACGCAGCAGGTGCAGTTACAACGAGCCCCAAACGATTTTCAAAATACGCAGTATGTTCAGCTGGAATCATGACATCCGGCCCCTGCGGACCAGTCGATCCCACTACCTGAAAGCCGGTTGGCCCAACTACTCCAGTCGGACCCGTCAACAACGAAGCAAGACCCGCAAGACCGTGATATCCAGCAGATCCGACAAAACCCGTCACACCATCAGCCCCCGTTGCTCCTGTCAGCAACGCGCTGCCGCGTATGCCAGTTGGTCCCATCAGACCAGCAGCAATCCCGGTTGGCCCGCCAACCACTCGCACTAGATTTGCGCGAACAGGAAGCCGCATTAGCGAATTCCTATGATGGGTTGTGCGTATTGCGGAAACTGCGACGGCGGCAGCGAATCATCCGGTACCGCCGCATAGTTCAGTGTGTAGAAATCGTTGTTTGTCAGGTCAGGGAAATTGCCGCCATTGAACGTGACAACGTAAGTCACGTTGTGGATCGGCTGCGTCCAGCCAGAAGAACTACACCTCCAACCCAACGTATGAACGACATAAGTGCCAGGAAATGCTTCGACTCTGATGTCTCCACCAGCCCACAACGCAAGATAATACGGCTTCGGACTCAGCATGACATCGATCGGAACCTGGGTAACACCTGTCGTCGTCCAATTCATCGGAACGGTTTCCACCAGACAAACCGTTGGATGCATATCCTCATTGCAATCGTAAATCCCAATCTTGAAGACGTTCTCAGAACCAACAACACCAATAGCCATCGCTGTGTAATGCCGCGCAAACGGCACATACACCGGGATCAAATAAATGATGTTTGGATCGATGGTCACCTCTGTCAACGGAATGTTGCTGAGTGACGGCATCACGAGAAACGTGTTCGAGTAAGCAAACATCGGAGCCATCGAGCCGCAAACATTGCCGCCACCAAGCGGCCCCACCGGTCCAGCAGAACCAGTTGGCCCAGTCGCAGGACCGGTCACTCCTTGTGGTCCTGCCACCCCTGTCGGCCCGGTGTCGCCTGTTGGCCCGGTATCACCAGTCGGACCTGAATCTCCCTGCGGACCTACACCAAGCGGTCCTGTCACCCCACCTGGTCCGGTCGGACCAGTCGATCCAGCCTGTCCCGCTGGGCCGGTACCCATAACCCCGGTCGGCCCCATCGGTCCGGTCGGCCCGGTTGTCGTCGCAGTTCCCATAGAACCAGTCGGCCCAGTCGGGCCGCCGGCCGGACCTGTCGGTCCTCCGACCACCACAACTGGTCTGGTCTCTATGATCTTCGGCACTACGACCTCCTAGCGAATGCCAATCCACACGGCAGACGTGCTCAGAACCAAATCGGATTGCGGCACCGATGTCAGGGTTGGAAACGTGCCGTAGGTAAAACTGCCGCGGTAATACATCTGCTGCGCTTCAAACATCCATCTAGAATTATCGTCGTACTTCCGCCAACCGAGAAGAACAGGAATCATGTCGGTGTCGATCACCGCAAAATATTCGCCCTGATCGAGCAAAAACCCAAGATAGTATGGTCTTGCAGCCAGATCCAAATTACAGAAAGCAGACACCTGACCTTGCGGAATCGAATTTATCGCCGCACTACCAAAGAGCGGAACCGTCGGATGCATATCATCGCCACAATCGTATAGACTCAACCACAGTCTGATAGTCGGATATACAGACTGATATGAATCAACGACGATCTGCGTACAATGTCTGGCAAAAGGCAAAAACACTGGCGTCAAATAGAGGATGCCAGCCGACAGCTGTCGGTAGGTTTTCTCCCGCGTCCATTTTACAAAAGGAGTGGTAAGAAAAACTTCAGAATCAGCAAAAAATGGTGCCGCCACCCCACCATAATTTCCCCTGCCAGTTGGCCCGATCCCACCAGTGATCCCAGTTGGAGAAGCAGGAGCTCCAATTGCTCCCCGTGCTCCGGTCGAACCAGTTGGTCCGGTAACACCAAGTCCACCCCAATCGCCCCACCAACCCGTATTACCCGTCGGCCCATCAATTTCAAGCGGTCCGGTTGCTCCGAGTGGTCCTGTCGAGCCAGTGAAATGATCCGGTCCCGTCGCCCCGGTAGCCCCCATCTGACCTGTCGGTCCATGCGGACCAGTCGCACCCGTAATCGGCGCTGCTCCTTCCGACCCTGTTGGACCCGTTGCGCCAACCGATCCCGTCGGCCCGCCCAGCACCACAACTGGCTTGACCATAACTTCAGCAGGATCGATCGACTGCGTAGCCATCAGACGAAACTCGCCGAGAACGTCTCTGTACCCTTGAGCGAAGCCCAATGCTCGACTGCAATCTGTGTCACCTGCAGCACCGGCAGGCCTGGAGCCCAATGCTCCACAACAATCTGCGTCACCTGCGCAACAGGCACGCCATCAGCCCACTGCTCCATAGCAATTTGAGTATTCTGTGCGTCAGTCATGCCGTCACCACCGGCCCAACCTGCACACCATTAACAGCCGTCGCTGTCCACGCTGCGCCTGTATTCGGATCAACCACATCGTTACGTGCAACCCAACTCCACGACGTCGTGAGCGCCGTGCTTGCCCCCTGCACGGTGGTCGATCCGCTTTTTACCTGCACCGTCGTATTGCGCGTGCCAGCATCCGTCTTCTGAAACAGACCTCGCGTCGTGATACCAATAGTGTTGGCAGGCAAAACACTAAGGGCACCGATGCCATACAGATCAGCTTGCCCATTGGTTGACGAAAAGACATAACTGCTGGCTGCATCCTGTTGCGCTTCACCAACACAGTCGGCATTGCTCTGCGGTGTGTAAATAACCGAAACACCAGGAATATTTGGGAATGACGCCGCGCCACCAGGATTGGCTGTCGGCCAAGACGAATACAGCGAATTCGTAATCTGAATAACCACAGGCTGCGGTGTAATGCTGCTGGCATTGATCACATTGTAACTGATATTGCTGCTGTCGTTGTTCAGCCCAATCCAATAGGTCTGTCCTTGCGTGACATGAACTGGTGATGGAAAATTGAGCACAAGCGGCGACGAAGACGGATTGGTAACCTCAGATGTTGTCGCTAGAACATTACCAATACCACCACCTGGATTGACATCGTACAAAGCTCCCTTCGCATGTCCGGTACCACCACCAGACAAAGTAAACGACAAGCCACTTAGCAAACCACTGTTGTTGGCTGTAAATTTGAAATAATAGGCTGTGTTGGCGGCAAACGTATTACCTACACCAATCGGATTCCACAGCAACGAAGTGAACGGTGCCGACGTGCGCGAAAACTGCACCGATACATCCGACACCGGAGATCGCGTGTAACAGCGAATATCACCGACCCACGGCACGCTCGCATCAGACCGCCATAGAAAATCATCGATGTAGAGAACGATTGCCGACGCACCAAGCTGAATTTTATTGGCATAAGCGTTAGCCGAAGTCTGCGTATCGAGCGAACCCAGGAAAAAGTCGTTGCTGGGATTACCGTTCTTACGCACAGCAATCGAGCCGACAGTATTACTGATCACCACCTCGATCTCGAACGTGATCCAGGCACCAGCCGCATTGACCGCACCGGTATAAGTCGCCAGGATATTACCGCTGGTCGGACCACCCAACACCAGTTGGATAGCACCGTCGGTACGAAACACCACCGAACACTGCGCCGTCGTGCCGTCAAACAACTGGATGTAAAAACCGTTCGACGAACCACTGGGAGCAGCCGTTACTAGATAAGCCAGAAAAAAATGATGCACAGCATCGTTGACATTGCTGGCCTTGATCAACGTCGTAGAGCTACTGAAATTCCATGCCCGCGAGCCTGGAAACCGTCCTGCTATCAAAGAACTACTGCTTGGATTTAACGAAGCAGGATCCCAATAATTCAACGTGGCATCAACACATGCCGCATACAGATCAAATCCATCGCCAAAAAAGAAAGCCATGGCGTCACCTGTTATATTTCAAGGTCAGTGTAACGCGCTGGATTGTCGCCACGCTGTTCACATTGAACCCTAGGATATCTCCCGGTGCTAAACTCGTAGTCCACCCAGACAACGGATTCTGCGTCTTGATAGCCGCGCTGAGTGCCGGCGGCGAAGCACCGGTAATTGAATCAGCAACAACAGGATGCGTCTGTCCGGCATCGAACTGCGCAAAACTGCACTTCCAGATGTCCACAACAATGCTACCAAAACGATCGGCAACCATGTCGACCTGTGCGAGCGTGCCGACATACGGCACCTCCACATAGCCTTTCATACCGGTGGAGAGTGTCGAACCGCCGCCATCAATGACGACAGTGATGGCAGATGAATTAGGCCCGGTCGGACCCGTTGTGCCAGTCGTGCCAGTCGGACCGCCGGGAGTACCTGGTAGACCGGTCGGACCAGTCGCACCCGTGTTCGCTGCAGTTCCCGGCAACCCGATCGACCCGGTGTTGCCCGTCGGCCCGGTATTGCCCGTAGGCCCGGTATTGCCCGTTGGCCCGCTGGGACCACCAAACGCGCCGGTTGATCCGGTCGCACCAGTGTTGCTCGCAAAACCTGGAAGCCCGGTTGAACCGGTCGGGCCGGTCGGACCAAACGTCCCTTGTGAACCGACAGGACCAGTAGGACCAATAGAACCTGTCAGCCCCTGTAAACCGATAGGACCAACAGGGCCAGTCAGTCCTTGGATTCCAGTTGGTCCTGTAAAAGCACCTGCACCAGTTGAACCAGTATGTCCCGTTGGACCTCTGGATCCTGCTGCACCTGTGGATCCAGGAGCCGCAGGACCAAGAGCTCCTGTGGGTCCGGTAGGCCCTCCAGAAGGGCCAGTGCTTCCTGTTGGCCCGTGGGTGACGACAACGGGCCTGGTTCGTATTTGTGCTGGCTCATTGTCGACGATCGGCATTTTATGGGTAAGTGACCCCCTGTGATACAAACACAGTGCCGTGCATCAACGGCACTCGAATCGCCGGACTCGCAGCACTCACCATCACAAGATCGTAAATATAAGCTCCAGGTTGAAGACTAGTCTGAATATCAGCAGGAGCCACGTTCAAATGAATAACCCGCTGTACCACATCATCGATGACGATCCGTCCACCGCCTGTATCAAGATGCAATAATGGTACAAGGTCATAAGGACTTAGCTGCACATCGAGTTCGAACAGTTGGCCATCCAGCGTCCAGGTCGTATCCGTCGGCTCACCGAACTGAAACGCATCCTGCCAGGTACCATTATTGTCAATTGCAAGATCGACATGCGCCGACGTCACGCTGTGTCCATTGCAACATTTTACACAAACGCAATCCATAGATCACCTTGGCGTCGGATGTACGTTGAACGTGCTCACACCACCCTTCTGACCGGACACTCGGAATTGCTGCGGAAATGCCCATGAGGTGGATCCGACAGCATTTGCCCGAATCATCGCCGTGCGTGCATGCGCAATACCGTCACGGAATTTCTGGGTGTGATAATTGGCCAGCTGCGGATTGCTGTAGCTCGACCCCGGCTGCAACATCATGCCGCCAAGCACTCCACTCAAAATCGTGAGGTAATGCGCCGGCAACAACCATTCGGGAATGCCTGGCGGAAAGCACTGCAGGGGATCAGAAACGGTCTTGATTACCACCGCCGTCATGTCCTGCACGTCAGTGTACGGATAAAGAAACCGTACCGTGCCGATCTCCGGCATGATCGCCGATTGCCCGGTCGCAAGCTGGTTGACCACCCCCAGCAACCGCAAGATCTGACCGCCATTAACCGGCCTCAACGGGTAGTCGAGCGTCTCAGGGATAACGGTGAACCGAATCCATTCTTGCCAGCAATTCGACTCGTCAAAAAACCGCTGCAGGGTATCGAACAGCTGAACCTTCAACCCGACATCAGACGCACCGGCCAATGACACGCTGGCCTGGCCCATCAATTGCGCCCAGTAAGCATCACACGGATCTTCTTTTTTCTTGCTCATGCGCCCTTCCCGCTGCGTTTACCGGTTGGCGGCGAGCCACCACTGACTGGACCTAACCCGTGTCCAACCAGCCCTTGCGTGAACATCCCCAGGAAGGTCGTCGCTCTTTGATCCTCGTAATCCTCCTGATCGCGCTCGAGCGCATGGCCGACAATTCCATGCATGATGGCCAACCGGAACTGCGGCTCCATCTCGACATAGGTGTCGTCGACTTTTTTGAATGCTTGCACCTGGCCCCTGACCACCCGGTTGAATACGAACAGATCCGACCGCAGCCGCTTGGCCTCCAGCAAGGTCAGATTGAGTGCCCTCAACAGCGACGGATCTTCGTAGCGATAACCAGGAATTATGTCCTGCAGCAGGGTCCGTGCTTCCTCGACATAATCAGCGACCGTGTTCAGCGTGGGCTGATCACGGTCACTGAAATCGCCATACCAACTGGGAGATGTGACCACCCTAGGCTCCTTCGTTCCGAAGGAGTCTAGGGCTCAATCCTTAAGAAACGGTTAAGCCAGAGTGACGTAAGCAGCAGCAAGTGCGGTTGGATCAACCACTTGATAGCCGTACACCTGGAGCCCACGCAGGATCTGACCAAACGTCAGTTCGGATCGCAGAGTTTCCACCTTAGAAATCTGCGAGGCGAACGTGAGCGCGTGAGCATGTCCGGCATAGATGACCTGCTCACCAGCCGCGAAGTTGGTGCCATCCGTCGCATTGCTGGGAAGCAAGTTCGAGATGTAGACCGTGAACCGATCCACCTGACCCAGCCTACCATTCCGCAACATGGACACCGGATCACCCGACAGATAGGCCTGCCGGAGTTCGGACTGTTTGATGTAGCGGCCGGCGGCCGCGGACATGACAACCCAACGACCCTGCTCCGGGATGTTCTGCTCATCCAACGCCTGGCCAAGTCGCAGCAGCACGTCGAGGATGCTGATGTCAGTACCAGGAGTGGGATAAAGCTTCACCGCCAACGGCGTAGTATGAGCGCCAAGATTGAGACTGCTGGAGATTATCCCGGCAGTCGCTCCCTTGTTCTTAGCAGCAGGAGAATTTACAATTCCCCCTAGTACATCGCGATCTACTACAATCTTCAGCTGTTGGGCAGCATCATCGCTCCACATGCTGAGGATGTTGAGGTCAGACTGCACCTCCATCACATCGTCCAGGATCAGGCTGAAGTATTTGCCGATCCCGATATAGAGCTCGACCGAACCACCGGACGGACGATCGAGACCAAGCAGACCGTCAGCCAAGTAATCGCGAATGGTGATGGTGGGCTTGGTCCGGATTTTCACCCGGTCGCCCATATTCTGAATTTCGCCCTCGTAATCGGTATTGCTGATCGCCGCGAGGACAGTGGAGGCGTAGAATTTCTCGATCAGCTTGGCCGACCAGATCTCCGGAATAAACCCAGTGGCCTGGAGGGTGTTAGCAATCGAGCCAACAGGAGTAAGGGGAGGAGTACTGCCAGCAGTAGCAATACCAAACCCAGCTGCCGGAATAGGCATTGAGGTGGTCCCTTGCTATGGGGACTACCCCTTCAGCTTATATCTGGATGGCGCAGCCCCCGGTTAAGACCGGTAGCGCCCCTCTCTCTGAGCCGTAAAAAAGTCAGCTTCCAATCGTGCCCACTCGGCCTCACGACCGGTATAGGCACCCTTACGATGCTGCTCATACAGCTGTTTGATCTGAGCGCGTGTGTAGACGGGCTTGTCGGTTGGCAACGAGGCATCGCCTCCAGTCGCCGGTCGAGCACGTCCAGGAGCCGCCAGGCTAGTCAGGGATATCGTCGGTTCCCTAGGAGCAGGTGCTGGCTGGGATCCAGACGCTGACTCAACGTGACCTGTGGCCACTTCCTCCGAAAGGAAGCTTTTGAAGAACCAGACGACTCTAGGGGCAGCGCCAGCTGAAATCGCCTCGTTCAACAGAGTCTGTCTAACACGACCGGATAAAACGTCAATCCCCAGCAGCCAGCGGTGCCAGCGCGGATTACGATCGATCTCGCGATAATCCGGTATCGCTATCTCAACTGCATTATCAAGCTGCCGCCGCTGCTCCTTTGCCAACTGCCGCCGCAACTCATTGTTCTTCTGCTCAAGATTTTGCAAATGCGGCGCGACCGTCTCCATCGCTGCCCGCTGGGCAACATTGAGCAAATCCCGGCCGTAATTCTGCTCATCTTCCGGAGTTAAAAACTGCGGAGGAGAAATTTTAGGTGCAGCACGCCGTTGCGGTTGCTGGCTCTTGACCACCTCGTTGTAATACTTCTCCTGCAGTTCACCGAGATCCCTGTTGAGTTGTTCGAGTTCCTTGCGTTCCCGCCCTTCCTTTGACAGGGCGCGGCTCTTCCAAGTGTTGGAATTATCATCAAGCTCTTCCGGGGGTGGGGGAGCAGCAGATGCCGGAGCGGGAGTCGGGGGGGAGGGTTCCTGCGGGGCCGGCATCTGCGCATCCGGAACCATATTCTCAGGTTCCGGCGTCTGTGAATTCTGGGAATATAGAGCATCAATTGCCGCAGCGCGATCGCGCACAGCTTTTGGGATATCATTCGGATCGTAAGGAGCGTGCGGTTTCGGAATTTGATCGACTACGACATCAACCATTCTTAACTCCCTCTAGAACATCCAGAATCTTCTTGCACTGCTGCGCATGACCTTGCGCATTCGGAAGATTCTCAGTGGTATGGACCATCACCTCGTATTGACGGTCGGTGTAATCGACAAACGCCGCATAGAAATCGAGGAAGGCCTGCGGTGAGGCGTTGCGCATATAACGAGCTCGTTTTGACAACTCGTCTGTTGTGCTCATGCAGCCTCATCGTCATCGCCACCCCCACTTGGAGGCATCATCGCCGTTGGTGCCCGCGACGGTGCCTGGCCCATCGGCACGGGGGGCTCTTCCGGCTCCGATGGCGCTTCCGGCGCTGCCTTGGGATACTGATTCGCCATACCCTGCATCGGATCACCGCCAGTCAACGATTCGGCACCGCTCGAATCTCGAGATTGCTCGCGAGCTCCCTTGCCGACGTGAGTCTTGATTGACCCGCCTTTGGTCAACGGCGTCAGATCTTTCTTGTACGGTCGATTACGTGCCATAGGGGTTGTACCCTCCTGGACCCATCGGTCCGACAATGCCGGCCCCGCGAACGCCCATATCTGGTCCGCTGGAATAGGGCGTGCCGCCCTTGCCGTACTCGCGGGTGCTAATTGGCTTGATCCGCGGTGCCGCCATCACCGACTTCGACGGATCCATGATCTTTGGCCGCCCCAACGGCCGGGGCGATGCTGCAATCCTGGGGATCCTGGGCGGCATCAGCGCGCACTCGTCCTGCCTGCCTGCTGCGGCTGCGACGGGCTAAACCCGAACATCTTGCTCGAGCCGCCGGCTGCATATTTCGGCCCCGGAGCCGCAGACGGATCCTTGCCGGTGTTGCCAGGCTTGTCCGGCCCCGCCGCCTGCTTGCCGAACATCTTGGTGTCGCCACCTTCGGCAAACTCGACGTTGTGCTGGGCTTCTTTCGTCTTGGTGGGTGCGACCATAAGAAAACCTCCACGGATTTGGGTCCGTGGAGGAAGTTAGGCGTTAAAGCTTAAGAAAACCTCAAGGCAACGGCTCCCACCGCACCCAGCCGAAATAGGCCACGGCTGCCAGCATCAGCAGGATCAGCAAAAAAATCCCAATCGCTATCGCCACATCGTCCCGCACATCGTCACCAAAAACGCTGCCATCAAAAAAGCCGACATCAGAAAGATTGGCGGTGGGATTTTCATTCTATCGGTGAATCGCTGGACCAAAAACCTGCCAGCCTAGAATAGCAAACAACACGAACAACAAGACAGAACTGACAGTCGCACCCCATGCACCAGCGGCCACCACACCAAAGTGCAGGATCAGCCCAAACACAAACCAAACGATCATGATGACCCAGAATGCGATCCCTAATGGCATGACAACCTCCCTAGTAAGTTCGCCTCCTGTTGAACAAGTAGTAGTACTCCCGAATCCAGGGAAAATGCCGATTTTCCCCCCGGAAATAAATACGGCGTCTACACATTGGTCCGCCCTTAAGATATCGGTGTTGCTTCTCCAACCGGTGTAATCGTGCCGGCAACAGCCTGCCCACCAATAACCTCTACGTCCATGAGAGTGACAAGTTCCGTCACGCCTGCACCGAGATCAGCATCAGCAGTTGCAGTCACTTGCACCTGCCCAAGCTGATCGCCAGGAACCACGGTCGCAATGGTCGAATCAGCAGGATCGACCTGCACCAATGCAACACCCTCATTGGATGAACTCCAAGTTACGTCACCGTCGACGGAAGCCGGATGACCCTTGGCATCGACATACGCAACTTGCACCTTAGCTTGCTTGTCGTCAGGGAGCTTGTAGGCCATAACATCACCTTTTGCTGTTAGAGTGAACCTGTCGTATTGAACAGTGACCAACACGTAACCTTTCGGCTCTTCGATCAGAAACTTGAGCGTACCACCAAGTTGAAATTGAACGGTCGACAATCAATTACCCTCCCAACTAATCCTGTCTATCGTAGTTGGACCAGTGTGACCACGACACCAAACAAACCAGGCGAACGGGATGGCACTACTGGCTCTCGGTCCATTCCAATCCTTCCTATGCATCATCGGCAGGCGATTTCGAAACACATGAATGCGCGCCAGCCCGGAATGCTCCAAAATACGCCGTCGACGTTCACTCTCGAGGAATGCCAGCCGTAGCAACATGATCACCAGCGGAACCTTGAGCTCGAGCGCCTTCTCAACAAACTGCTGCGCCAACCGATAGGGCGGATTGGTGACGATGCATTCGAACTCGTAGCATCCATGCCAAGGAACAGAAGTGTCAGGAGCTAAAAAATCAGTTTTGTAATACTGTCCATAATCATGCAGATCAGAATCTAGCACATTGTGCCCTGCAGCCACCAATGCTCGCACAATACTGCCCGGACCGCATGCCGGCTCCCAGACCCATTCCGGAATCTTCTCAACTTTCAACAACGCTTCGACCGCTTCCGGTGGCGTCTCATAGCAATCCGCCCCCCGCGCTTCGTAACTGTGTTGACCGCTTCCGACCGAATGATCGAGCATTTGTGCTATACTCTCCTCTGCCACAGTAAGTCAGTCACCCGCCGCGTCGAGCGCGTCGAGCATAAGCTTTCTCACGGCTTATCCTCGAACGGTGGGATGATTGATCGCGGCGGCAAAATCACCGGATGGCTTTCACCACTTTGCAGCCGGAACGGTGCAGCTCCCGTTGGTCCCGGTGCCGGTACGACCACGCAGCGCGATAAGATACTCTGCACTTCCTTCTGCTGCGCAAAGATCATTTCGAATTCGGTCTTGCGCGCCTCTGCTGCGAACCGCAGCGTCACAAACAGCATAGCGATCAGTGCGAGAACAACAAGCACCATGCCAAGCATGACTGGGTTCGAGCCCATCGCCGATATGAAACCGCGCGCGGTACTGCCAACTTCTTCGACTGGTCCAGGATTCATATAGAGGCTCCCATCGTAGGGACTTTGCCATCGCACGCATCACGAAGAAAGCGAAGATGCGGGGCTCTCCATGATACAGCACCCGAGATCCGCGCTTGCAACCACGGCCGTTGTTCATTCGATCGCGTGCAAATCGCGTCCTACCTCTCTCTCGCCCTAACATTTCGTAGTACAATCTTCTGTGCCATGTTTTTCGAATCACCCAACGACACCCAGCGCCCTACCATTGAATGAGCGAACGTCCACGCCCTTTGTAATTTAGCTCGTAGATCATATGATCAGACCGTACCTTGAGATAATCATTCTCCAGCAAGGTCACTCTCTGTTCCCACGTCGTCTCGTGATCTTTACAATTTCCCCACGCTGTATAGACCATTTCGTTCGATCCCGCCCAACGATCAATTCCAAGACGCGCTACCTTGGTGACATAACAAGTGGCACGTAGACTCTGCAGTTGACGCTTATCCACCTGTAAAAAGTTGTCACCTGCAAGACAGCCACCACGGGTATAGATCAGTACGTCAGGCTCATACTCCCACCGCACCACTCCGCACCAGAGTCCTAGTAGTAAAGCTGGTAGTTCAGGGATCATACTGTGACTGTGCCTAGCAATTTCATGATTACAGCAACGGTTTCCGGTCCCGCCCATCCATCCGCATTAAGACCATTCACCTTCTGAAATGCAGCTACCGCCTTGTTGGTCGCCGCACCATACTCACCATCGACTTCAAGCTTGGCATTGTTCAATTTATTGAGCGACTCTTGCAACCAAGCCATGCTCCCAGCCGCCGGACCAGGACTAGCAGCTACTGTTGCCGCCTGTGCCTGCACCCCACCGATCACATTGGTAACCTGACGAATAAGATCGAGTGCTTTGCCGACTTCATCGCGCTTAGATAGCAACAACATAGCGACCTTGATCATCGCTCCAAAATCCATGACACTCTCCTTTCACTTCGCGTCCTCGTCTAATTCCTTTTGCAGCTTTTGTAACGGAGCCTTCAAATGTTCCGGCAGATTGTCGATATCGACCGGCGTACTATTTTCAGACTGTAATTTGTAGACTGCCTTGGTCTGTTGATTCAATTCGACCACCTGCTGCCGCAACACCGTGATGCGCTCGTCGATCACCGGCATCTTTGTCAGTATCTCACCAATCTTATCCAGACTACGTTCCAAATTGGTGATCCGCGCCAAGGTCGAATGCACTTGCCGCCCACCTACCGCATCAAGCACCTCCACATGCGCAGCCAATTCTGTGACCTTCTGATCGATATGTGCTCCCCACACCAAAGCAAGCACAACCTGTCCCAGCAAAAACAGGATAAACGCTACAGCGCTTTTGTTGTCGTTGAGCATCTCCCACATTGCGGAGCCTTATCTCTCGACCACCTTGTCATGGTCCTTCAGCGTCCCCTCTGCGATCTCTACCGATGTCACCACCTTTTTGACGTCAGGCATATCCGCCACTTTGGCGATCTGCGCCGTCTTCGAGGTCGCCACGAACGACCAGATCATTGCACCAAGCAGAATTATACCAACCAGCACGTTGATCACCATGTCGGTCATCGGTCCGACCAGATCAGCGGCAACGAGCCCGCGCGCGCTGAACCAAGCCACCATGCTTGGAACAAAAATACGCATCACGCCTGTCAGCTGCTCCTTGTCCATATGCTCACGCAACTCCAACGATCAGTTCCTGCACCGACTGCAACAGATCGTCAGCCTCTTTTTTGATGATCACCGCCTGTTTATTGATCGGACCCCAATGCTGTCTAAGCACACGCATTCCCACGCCGGTGACCATGACATGAAACAGCGGACAGAACCGTGACAGCCACTGGTACTTCACACCATCACCACTGCCATACGAATTCAGATTATTCGACGTTGGCGAAATGCCTTCCTTGAACTGCGACAGGAACCCGTTCGGATTATCCCAAAACTCTGGAAGCAATGGTCCGATTGCAGAACTACCGCTCCTGATGTTCCAGCTGGTTTGAAATAGACCAGCCTCGCAGGTATCAGACGCCACATTGCTGGCGCTCATATCGCGGCCTTCGCAATACTTGCCACTCGATTCGCGTGGACCAAGCCCGATCATCATCACGAACAGATGCCGCATCGTAGCAATGCCAGCCGTTTTATTGCTCATGCCAAGTTTTGTAAACTGTGGCTCGTACCAAGCCAACGCATCTTTATCTGGATTCCCTTGCGCCTTCTCCATGACATCGCGCGCATCACCGTCCATGCGCGCAGCATAGGCGAAGCTCAACGCCATTCCGGCAATATATCCGGGAGGCATAACACCACGATCAGGCCACGAATAGTCCGCGATCTCTGACTCCTGCGCCATGGTGTAAATCTGATCGACCAGAGTCTGCGGCAGCGGCGGCACTCCCGTTTTCACTCGCACATCCAGAGCATCGACTTGCTTCCAGGTCGCATCTCCGACAACGCCATCAGTTCCGAGACCGCATGACGCCTGAAATGCTTTCACCCAGGTATCGGTGATCGATCCGAAGTCACCGTCAGGAATCAGCACACCCAATGATGTCTGCAACGCAATAACATCCGGTCCTTCGCTTCCTTTCTGCACCGTCTTGTGGCCTGGAGTCGGCCCAGGAAGAGGAGGAGTCGGTCCCGGCACCGGCTTTGGCACACCTTGCGGCCAAACCAGCGCAACGACATTGCTGATCGCCTGTGGCGCCAAATTCACTTGGTCACTTTGATTGCCGCCCCGACACATATAATTAGAACCACTCGTGCTCTCATAGAACGTCACATGGCCGCCACCCGAACGCGACAACACCACGATGCATCCCAAAATCGGCTTGTCTAGAAACTCGTAACCTTCATCGTCTGCCCAGGAGAGTGCCCAAAGGAATTTATCAGTATCCGTTTTACCAAATGGCGGACGAACACCAGCAACGGTCATGCAAAAAGCCGCCGTGAGTCCGCACCACGCTACATCGTCACCAGTGTACAGTTCGCAATAGCTCTTCATGTCCCCATAAGTGCATGCGATCCAATCGCGCATAGCCATGATCTTGGGATTGTTGGCCGAACCCGGTGTCTCGGTCATACCGTTGAGCGAACGCATGACCATGAGATGGCGTGGCACACTGCAATCGATCGTCATGACTTCACCCTTTCAAATCTCACCTGACCGCGCTTGTCTTCGGCCTTGTCCTTAGCCGTGCGCTCATACTGCTTGAGCGACATCTTCAACCGCCTAGCACCACGCTTGTCCTCAGCAATATCCGCTTTCGAACCCTCGTAGGTCCGCTTGCGTTTGCCGGCCATCGGCGTTCTCCGTTGCCCGATAGTTGGTAAAAAGCGTCTTGTCGTGATCGGCTTGGTACCACCAAACCGGAAAGTCAGGATCCTGCTGCTCCAACCGCGCGAGCGTGTTCACTTCCCACGAAATATTTTTGGTTTTATGCAGCCAACGCACATATTCATCCTTCATCGCGATATTGAACGGCGCAACAAATCCACGCGGCACCACCATCACCCCGCCGCAGAACCGCCAACACGGATGATTGTCATCATATTTGAATTCGTCTTTTTTCAAACAGCCCGGAATTGCAATTGTCAGTTCGTTTTCTGCACGGCGCAAAAAAGCGTCAATGATCGCAGTTGTCACTCCCGGAACATGAAAAATGCCGTAGTCGATCCAAACGAACACGTCCGAGAACGGATCAACGTCGGTAGCAATCTCCAGCCACTCGGTCTTCTGCGCCTGGATGATGTGATAAGCGAGCGAATTTTTCTGCGGATTGTCCGCTACCGACCAAGAAAAATCCGACGATTTGTAATTCTCACTCAAATATCGGCTCAGCCAGCAATGCTCCAAATCGCCTTTTGCAAACAGCACTTTACCATCAATATTTTTAAGCAGTGGCTCTCCTAACCGATCGTATTCCTCCTCCGACCGTGGATGGCCAGGGATTGGCACAAAGGCGGTGACCACCGTAATCACAGCGCCTCTCCATAAATAAAAGACAACACCTCATCGAGCTCCATAGTCGCAAGCCATGCCTGACAATCACGCACACCATAAGAGATCACGATCTCATCGTTTTCGATAAAATACGCCAGTCCTGCAGCGAACTCGATCTGACGGTCATGAAAGAAAAACGGCGGCGAGATCCGCTCTATCCGGCCATCAGATAAAAAAACAACGAACCGATGCTGATAATATCGATTAGAACGATCAGGAATGGTCCGTGCCTCATGAACCAAAGCAAGCCATAGCCGATCATCGACTTTGACAACCTGTGACCCTCCACTAATATGCGAAACATCAAAATCAAAATCATGCTGTACGATCACCTCACCCTTGGAGTTGACCAATGTCCCGAGCCGGTAAACAAACTGAAGTTCGTCCCCTCCATCAGACCATGGCATCGACCACGGCATCCAATTCTTCTGATGAACACGATGACTTGGAAGGATTTGTTTCCAGTTGTCTCCGTAGCAACAACTCCCGCTCCCCTCTGAGCGATCAAGTGGCGCTAGAACTTGTTCGCACCATCCTTCGGGGGTCAGTTCTCGAACGGTCGAGAGTGTCCAAAGTTCTTGACCACGCTGAAAAAGCCGTGAGTCCTCAAACCCACGCACCATCTGATATTTCGGCTCTGGAAAATTTTCAGGAAGACCTATCTCCCGCCAGTCGTCAGGGCCAGAGCCAATAAAATTGCGAGTACAAATAGGATGATCACCAGCGAGCGAGCCATCGCTGGCGCGAATCCGATATTGGCCTTCTGGAGTGATTGTGTAGTTGACCGTCCGCACCAATGTAAGAAGCTTGCCAGCATGATTGATCACCGATGGATTGCAATCGACATAGCCGTCAGGCGGAATGAACTGAATCCGCTTGGTCTGGAATGACGGCACCGCTGCCGCCAGCGGCTGCAGATACCAAAATTGGTTGAACCGCGCCTGGACACTACCCTCCAGCGCCAGCTTATTGGTCTCCTTGGCCCCGCGAGAACGACGGTGCTCGTCGTAATAAGCGCAAATCGCAAACTCTTCTCTCAGACCAGTCTTATAGACATAATCATTGATGAAAAGGAGATCGCCTCTGGGCACTGAAAATCCCAGTCCAGGCTCAGAGAAGAGCAAGCTGGTGAAATTTTCTCCTCGTACTCGGAAATAGCTCGCAAGTTCATAGATGGGCTCTGCTCGCGAGGGACGCATAGAATAAGCGCGAAGCATTTCCCACAAAAAATGAACGTGGTCCCCGAGATTTCGGTGACAGTGCGCAAGCCGCATTTGGGCGTACCACTGCTCTTCTGCGTAGCCGCCAAGCTCAACCCGCCGTCGATAGTGCGTAATAGCATCGTTGAACCTCCCAGCATCGTAATACGACTGCGCCAGATAAAAATGATAGCGTTCGATCAATCCCGGACTTGTTTCCGTAGCGAGCGCCTGCTCCAGTAGAGCAATATCTCGAGCAAACTTGTCAGGCCGATTATAGCCGTCAGCATGATCCACAAAATCAGCACCAGCAATAACACCGGATGATGGAACATCCAGATATTCATGGGTAACTCCAGCGTAATTACCTGTCGCCTGCCGTGACACCAGACGCTTGTTGTAGTAGCCAAGCGCCCCGCCAACCTGCCGCATGTCATAAGCCGGACCGCCATTTAACTTCTTAGTCCAGTCCGGGTTCTCAACCCGCAACTCCATGTCAGCGTCAGCCAGCAGCAGATAGTCCCACTCCAGCGGAGACTCGCGTGCCCGCTGCAGGGCGACATTGCGGGCCTGAGAGAAATTATCGAACGGCGCATAGTGCAGTTCGAACGGCTTGCGGGCGCCCGCAAACAACCGCGATATCTTCTCCGGCGTCCGGTCTTCCGAACCAGTGTCGACCACGATGGCGTAGTCGACATATGGCAACAGACTGCGGATGCAGCGTTCGATCACTGCCTCTTCGTTTTTGACAATGGCGTTCCAGGCCAGCTTCATGGCCCAGTCGAACCGGTGGCTTCTGGTTCGGCTTCCCAGGCCTGACCGGTCGGACCCAGCGGACCGGTCGGACCCGTCGTCCCGGTTGCCGCCAGGGCCGTCGAAGCATCGAAGATCTCGTACTCCGTCCCTGGAGCAGCCGATTGCGTGAGGATGGCAATCGCAGCCTGGCGGCTGTTGGCCACGACACTGATGATCCCGATCGGGCCTTTCAGCCGCTGCCGGATGAAATACGTCGCCATGATTTAGGCTCCGGTGCCGCCCGTGGTGCCGCTGGTACCGGTGGTACCGCTGGTACCAGTGGGACCAACGACCGTCTCCTTCTCCACCACCGTCATGACCTCGACCTTGTCGCCGGCAGCGGTGTGCTCCTGAACCAGCTGTGAAATCGCCTCCTCGCGAGTCATGGCTGACACCTCCACGATCTCGTCCGGATGGGTCACCCGAATTTTGGCAACAAAGTCCGTCATCGTTCCCGTCGGTCCCGTCGGTCCCGTCGCTCCTGTCACCATCTCAGTCTCCTCTAGTTAAGCTCTCATCCCGGCCCGCCACCGATCGACGGCGGCCGCATACCCGGCTGCATCGGTCTGCGCTGCAGCCCAACCACGTTCCCCGGCAAAGCCGGTGCGTTCGACATTGGGGTGGGCTGGTTGCCGCGCGCCTGATTGGCGGCCTCGTCCATATTGGCTGGCCGCGGTGGGCCCGCCACGCCTCCACCCATGCCTGATCCCATCCCTGGCGGTCCGGGTGGGGCACCAGCGGGACCACCTCCAGAGCCGCCTGGAGGCGTACCCATGCCTGGTGAGCCACCCGGCGCTTCCTCGCCAGGCAGTGCGGCATGCGAGGCCAGGAACCCTGCTGTGAGCTCTGAGGCGATCTTCTGTACGCCCTGCTCAACTCCAGCCTGAATGCCCTTGTCGACTTGCTCGTTGATCGCCTTGACCTGTTCGTTCTGCTCCTGCTTCTCCTGCTTCTTGGCGAGCACTTCGTCCGACGGCACCACGTTGTCGCCGTCGAGCCCGATGGTCTGCGACACCGACCGCAGCACGGTACCGCGGCCCTTGATGCCCATAATGGACATATCCACAGGATTGTTGGTGTGCTGCAAGAACTCGAGTTGACGCTGCCGCTGGGTCTCGCGCTGCACTGCAACATTGACGCCCTGAACGTAAATGTCCTCTTCACCGGTCAAGGCACCGCTGGTATCCGTCAGCAACACCAAATCTGCGAGTTGCTGCAGCGCCACCTCGAAAATATCGCGGTCGATATTGGCCGCGACCGTTTGCAGGATCTTGGACGCGTTGCCCATCAGCATGGCCAGCCCGGACGCCGTCCTGCCGGCGCCACCCGACGCCTGGCCGCCGATATATTTGGGAATGGCCGACACGTCGTCAGACAGATCGATGAAAGCCTTGAAGACCGTCAGGAGCTCCTGGGCGTTGGACTGCGGCTGATAGAACTCGACCGGCGGCTTGGCATTGTTGCCGACCGGATCGGACACGACGTGCCAGTGTTTCCAGGGATACATCTCATCGACGTTCTCCTCTGGCCGGCAGCGCTCGACATTGACCACCACCTGCGGACCGGAGGCGATGCTCATGTTGTTGATCAGCGCCCGCAAGGTGGCGTTGGCGACGTCCTGGATGTCGGCGATCAGGTCGCACAGCGAGTTACCGACCGGCGTACCCGGCACTTTCTCGAAGCTGGTAATGAAATAATTGTGCCGCGCACGGGGAGAGGGCGAGAGATTGGCCTTGATGACGTGATTGCCGATGCAATAGGCGTCGACATGATAGTCCCGCAGCGGATCTGATATCCCCGGCATGCCGTAGTCCTGCAGGATCTCGCCCTGGACGTTGCCGTGGAACTCCATCTGGCTGATCAAGCCGCTTCTGTTCCAAGCCGGGTTCTCCCGGCTCTCCAGCACCGCCCTCTCGGCATCGGTGGTGTCCCAATTGTCGTACAGCCCGCCGCGGCCATACTCCTGCAGCACAGCGCGCACCTCGTCCTGGTTGAAGCCGGGGAGGTCGAGCATGTCGTTGATCTCGGCCCTGGTCAGGCCGGACTTCTCGATCACATTGGCATTGGCGATGTCGCTCACACCGGGGGTCCACCAGAGGTCGAACGGCGACACCCGTGACCACATCATGGTGGGGATCTGCTTGACCACCGGCCGCCCCTGCTGCCACTGGATCTCGGGAATGATCTTGACCGTCGGGCCCTTGAGGCAAGCGAACGGAAATATCGGCAGGTCCACCAGAAACTCGGCCAAGGCGTGATAGAAGAAGCCGTTCCTGAGAAACTCCTCGATCTTGTCCTGCGAGGACTTGGCCTGCTTCTGCGCCAGCTTGCGGGCGGCCTCCTGCGCCGACTCCATCAGCGCCATCCGGCGGGTGCGCGCAGCATCCTCCGGCGGCGGCTGCCCGGTGGTCTGCTGCACCATCTGCTGCTCATGCTGCAGTAGCTGGTCGATCTTCTGCATGATCTCATCCGGGATATCCGGATCAGCCGGCGGCCGCACCGCCCATGGCGTGTCGGCACCGAGATAGACGTCGCGCAGAAGTGAGGAGGCCGCCCGACACTTCTGCGCGGTCAGGCGGGCATAGATCTGCGACCCGCCGAACTTCATAACCTCTTGCATTTTGGTCGGACTGTATTGACCGTTGAATGCACGCAACGCTTCAATCAGCCGGCCGGACCAGCCACTGGCAGTATTGCGGTGATTGCGGAAGATCTCGAACTGGCCCTTGATGAATCCAACCAGCTGGGGCGGAGCCGGCTGAGCGGGCGCAGCGGCCGCCGCCCGCTCCTGCTCCTGCTTGAGCAGCTGCGCCTCCAGCATCGCCGGCGGCGTCACGCTGATGACGTTGGTTCCTAGCGGATGTGGCGCAGCGGGCTGTGGAATAGGGCTCATGCCAGCATAGCTAACGAACAATGCTCAAGAATCTCTTAAGAGTTCGGGTCTAATCAGGTGTCATGGTAGACTTCGACGAGATCCAGATGGCTAAGCTCGCGCGCGAGCTCGTCATGAACATCCGCAACTACAAAGAGACATTCACGCTCTTTGGAATCGACGAAAATGACTACCAAATTATTGAAAAGAATGAATATTTTCGCAAGGTCCGCGACCATATCGCGATCGAATGGAACAGCACTCTGTCGACCGAAGAACGCATCCGCTTTATCAATCTGGCCTATTACGAACAGCTTTCTCCGGTGCTCGCCCGCCGCGCCATGGCGCCGGATGCCAACCTGTCGGCATCCACCGACG